TCGTGTCGAGGTCGTAGGTGCCGCAGAATGTCGGATAGAGGCAGCCGCATGCGGGCGGGGCCGGGGTGGTGGTGGTTGTCGGCGTGGTGGTGGTAGTCGTGGTGGTGTATTGGCCGGGGGAGCCGCCGGAGCCTGGGCAGAGGCACTGGTCCACCCCGCCGGATGTCTTTGTCGAGGAGAGGCACGGGAGGGAGGTGGTGGCCCCGTCCGTAAGGCATGTCCCCAGCGGCTTATTCGATGCTTCGCAGGAGGTGTTGCAATCGTCCGAAACGTATTCCCACGACCCGCCGACGCATTGCCACCATGTTACCCCGCTACAAAGCTCGGGTGCCGGGGGCTGGTATGTCGTGGTCGTGCCCGTGTTGCAGGAGTCTGCCGTGATGGTCCAATACCCGCCCGTGGCGGACCATTCCCAATCGCACGTCCCGGAGCATGGGTTGGGGGCCGAGGTGGCGGGCGTTTCCGTGGTGGTGGTTGGCTCCGGGGGGCCATTGGGGCCATTGGGTTCCTCGCACACCCACCTCCCGAATTTCGTCCGGTGGATGATGATGTATTCCGCATCGGCGGGCCACGGATAGTCGTGGACATTGTAGACGGTGCGGCGGAGTTGCGTCCCATCCTCGTTAAGCACCGGGGCCAACGTGCGGGCCGCCGGTATGGAGGGGCCGGTGCTGTCGTCGGGGCTGTTGATGTGTATCCGGAAGATGCAGCAGATGGCAGCACCGGGGCTTCCCCCGGTACGGGCCGGGATCGTATCGCCGCACGGGGGCATCGCGACATAGACTTCCGGCGAGCCGCCAACGATGTCGTTCGGGCCGCCGAAGGCCGATTTGCGGTTGGTCACCGTGTTGCGGGGGTACTTCTTTTCGAAGTCTATCAGACCCCGAAGCACCCGCATGTCATCGTCGGTGAGGACGTTAAAGTTCTCAGCCATGACTACCTTGGGAATATCACCACGTTCAACCGGGTGGGATCCGCGCCGTCTGCTCGGATCATAATCGTGTCACTACCGCCCGCACCCGCGAAGAACGTACCGGGCCGCACGGGCCATCCCGGCCCGTTGTCACCCAACCTCACGAACACGATCTGCTCTGCCTCCGCTTCTTTTTCTTGGTCCGTGGGGTTGCGGGTGCGGCCCGTGCCGGTGCGGTTGTCGAGCACCACGTACCCCACGTCGCCCTCGGGCACCCAACCGAGATCGAGCGGCACCCATTCACCTGTCACGCTCACCCGCCGGGTGTAGGGTTGGTGCTCCGTGTCTAGCATCACCGAGAAAGAGGGGTCCGCCGTGGTGGGTTGCTCCCCAAGTTGCTCGTGGTAGATCTGAAGCTTGGCCGTGAGGCGGTCGCCCAACTCTAGCACGGGGGTCGGCACGGCCCGTCTCGTGTCCAGGCCACGCCTGTCGCCCGCAGGGGCCGGGTCAGGCGGATCGTGGCTTGGTGGGCCGAAAAGCATGTCCGGGGACGGTTGGTGGCCGCCTGGTTGCGGGGTGGTGTCCATAGTGGTCTCCTAGAATGATGTCGGTATTCCCAACGTGAGGAAATTGCTCTCCGTGTAGTATTCCAAATCCACCTCAAACGGTTGCGCACCGTCCGTGAGGGCCTTGCCGCCACCGTCGAGCTGCACGCGAGTATTCTCCCCATTGATGTCCTTGTACGCCCTGAATGCGTTGGGGTTCGTTTTGTCCCCGCCGGGGATAAGCACCTTGGTTCCTTCGTCAATTATCTTCCGGTCGAACCCATCCGGGGCGGCGTTGATGTCGAATTCGTAATTCACGGTATAGAAGAACGTACAGGTGCCATATAGTTTCCGGTCCCAGCTCGTGTTGCTTAGCTTGATTTTTCGTGTGCCCAATCCCCACAACCCGGCGTCGTTTACCGTGTCGATCATCGAAGAAAACGTGCTCAGCGGCAGGGTAAGGACGTTCATTGATACGCTTACCGTAGGCCGGTTGTCATCAAATTCGACGACGCCACCCCGGAACATTTCATGGGAGCTAGATTCTATCTGCTTCCCGTGCCGGTCTTTGGTGGCCTCCCGCGTGAATTTCACAAACGAGCCGGATAGTCTGGGTGGCTCGTTCAGCGGGTTTTCGATGCTATCGTCCTGGCACCGCGATAGGGGCTTGGTCGTGAACGTCTGGTCCACCACCCACCACCAACCGGGTTCCTTTGTCAGCACCGGCTTGACGCTCATAGTGGGCCAGCAACGTGCCCACGGGTCTGAGTCTGACCCATACGCCCACGACGCGCCAATGGCTGGCAACCCGGCGGCACTCATCACCGTGTGCGGCCCGTCGGTGATGGTGCTTGTTACGACGAGCCACTGAATCTTGTAGGTTCGATGCCCTTCCTCGTCGCGTTGGAGGTTCCAATCCCAGCGTCCTTTTACGGTACCTGCCATCTATCTTGATCCTCCCGAACCGAGGCCCAATCCGGGGGCCGAGATTTTAATCACGTCGTCCACGGGACGGGTGTTTTCTTCGATCATTGCAAGGAAGTCTGCAATGGCGTCTTGTTCTTTTTCTTTGTTCGGGGCCACGGGCACAAGCGCCTTGGCGGGCACACCCGCACCTGCGGCACGGGCCGCACCGGGTCGCAATGGCACCTTCACCCCACCTGCCCCATCGTTGGCCATCGCCCGGAAGTCCCGGAGCCGTTGTTCTGCTTCCGCCGTACCGGCCAGGGCGGCATCCACCCCTCCGATTGATATCTTGATTTTCATCTCCTTCTTGAACCCCTCCTCGGCCTCCCGCATGGCCTCCGTGAATACTTCGAGGGAGATCAAATTCTTAGCGAGCATCTGGTCTAGTTCGGCCCGTGCGTCGGTAAACTTCTGGAGGGGTGTGAGGTGCTTCTTGGTGAGGGCGTTGGCGTCCTCCTCGAGCTTCTGCCGCTTCTCCAATATGGCAAGCGCTACATGGGCGGCCTGTGCTGCCTCGATCTGTGCTTTGGTGGCACCGTTCTGCTGGAGTTTGAAGATCTCCAACGAGCGGCCCGTGAGGCCAAACGCCTCGATCTGGTCGTACATTGACGCCACCACCTCCCCCGCTTGTAGGATGGCGATCTGCTTCTCCATTGCCGTGATGTTCTCCAACATGGCGGGGGTGGCCTTGCGTTGCTCGAGGTGCCATTTTTCGAGGGCGGTGCCGCTCAGTCCGAACGCCCCTATACTCTCCTTAAGTTTGGTTTCCATTTTAGCGATGTCCTCGGCAAGTGCAGCCGCACCTGGGTCAACCACCGGGGGGCCACCGCCACCGCCCTTGAAGGCGTCTTCGACCTTGTCTTTATGTCCATCCAAGGCATGAAGCAGCTTGTCTGAGAGGTTCTTGCCCGCCTCGCTGCCTATGTTAAGAGCGAATTCGGGCAACTCTTCAAGGGAGGATTTGAACCCGTCCAGTGGCCCCTTTAGCTGCTTGGATTGCTCGCGCACAATGTTCGCGGCGTCCGCGATAATGTTGTTGCTCTTCATGCCCGTGTCGAAGTCGCTCGTCACCTTTGCCGCAAGCTTCTTCAAATCGCCCTTGTCCCCGTCCGAGGTGAAGATGGATTTGAGGCCGTCCCAAGCGGCCTTCGCGAAGTTGAAAATGGCGAGCGAGGCTTGTTTGATTCCGTCCCACACCCACTTCATCATCTCTAGCGAGAACACCCGTTGGAACACGCCTATCATGAACCCCTGCCAGAGGGCGTAAAGCCGGGTGATGGTCGCCACCATCACCCCAGCGTTATGGATGACGCTGCCCACAAACGAAAAGAACATGCGCACCATGTCCCCGACTAGGAGATGCCAATTGCGGGGCAACCACTCCATAAACACCTTGAAATTCTGACCTATGTTGGCAATGAAACCAATGGTAAGCATCATCCATTTTCTGCCGATTTCAATGACGGCTTTGATGGCCGTCATTACAGAGCCCGGCCCCCAAATGTACTCTATCAGAACCACAAGGGCCGCAACCACGGCGGCGATCTGCGCCACCCACACAAGGAGCCCAACAACCACGGCGGCGGCAACGAGCACGCCCATCCAACCAACGGCCACAAAGCCTGCTACCATAGCCACCAGGCCGCCAAACGCTGCAATCACCGTCCCCACCACAAGCACCACCGGCCCGAGGGCCGCCAATACCCCCGCCACAACCACGATCATGCGCTTGGTCTCGGGCGATAGGTCGCGGAACCAGGCCAACCAACCCTTGAAGAGGTTGATGGTGCTCTTCAGCGCCGGCTGTAGGATGTCGAAGATCTCGCCGCCGAGTATTTTGATTTGCGCCCACAGGTTTTTCACGCCGCTTGTAAAGCTGTCGTATCGCACGGCGGCCTCGGCGGCGAGGGCTGTATTCGCCTCGAACGCTTTGTTTGCGGTGCCCACGGCCCCTTCCATTATGTCCACGGCCCCGGCACTCCGCAGCAACGCATCCCGCAACCTCACCTCTTCGATCCCCATCTTATTCAAAGCCATAATGGCCCCGTCGCCTTCTAGCTTTTTCAACCCCTTGAGGAATTGCACCAGGGCACCCGTGGCGTTGTCGCGGAATCCTTGCTGAAATTCCTCGGTCGTGACACCGGCCACGTCCGCAAAGTTCTGGAGCTCTTCGCCGCCCGAAACCACCGCCGTCGCCATCTGAGTAAACACCCTGCTAAAGGCCGAACCACCGGCCTCCGCTTCGATTCCCACCGAGGAGAGGGCCGCCGCAATGGCCGCGATCTCCGGCACCGTCATTCCTACCTGCCTACCGGCACCGGCCAACCGTAGGACCATACCCGCAATTTCCTTCTCGGTGGTGGCGGTGGTGTTGCCCAACGCCACGAGGGTCGATCCGAGGTTCGAGAATTGGTCTTGTGGCAGGCCGGATATGTTGGCGATCCTCGCGAGGGTGGTGGCGGCCTCGTCCCCGAGGTTGGTCGTTACCTTGAGGTCGGCAATGGTTTTCGTAAAGGAGACTATATTGGAAGTGTCAATCCCTAGCTGCCCGGCGGTCTCGCCGATGCCAAGCAATTCGGTGAGGTCGAACGGGGCGTTATCCTTTGTGATCCTGTCTTCCATCTGACTCTTGATACCCTCCAGCACTTCCGCCGGGGCGTCGACGGTTTTCCGGAGGCGCGCAAATGCGGAGTCGATATCCGCACCCGCTTTTACCGATGCGGCGGCCATTGCCAGAATCGGCAACGTGAGCCCCATTGTGAGCCGCCGCCCGGCGGATTGCACTCCTTGGCCGAGGGCCTGGGTATTTTTCCCGTACCCGGCGACCATGTTGGCACCGCGTCCGAACTCCTTATTAAGGCTCCTTACGGAGGTGGCGTGGGTGCGTGCCGAGATCATGCCTTTCTTGTGCAGCCGATTCAGCTCTTCGAGTTTGGAGCCGTACCGTTTTGAGGCGGACTCGGCTTCCTTGGTAATCTCCTTCGCCCGTTGGAGGTCTTTGTTGCTTCCCTCTAGGCTCTGCTCGAGGGTCTTGATGGCCCTTGCATGGGTGTCCGTTGAGATCTTTCCGGCCTTGTGCAACCGGCCCAACTCCTTTACCTGGGAATTGTGCCGCTCCAGAGGTGTGCGGGTGGATTCGAAGACGGCTTTGGCCTTGCGGAGCGCCTCGTTGTGCTTCGCCTCGGCGGCGGTGACGCTTGGGAGATTAGCGGTGGCCGCCTTAACGGCCCGGTTGTAGGCCTCCTGGCCCAGTTGGCCCCCCTTGTATAGTCGCTCGAGGTTTGCTAGTTCTTTCGCGTACGCTTCGGTCGGGGTGGCAACGGCCTGGGTGATGCGTGCGGCCTCTTCCATTGCCGCATTGTGGGCCGACATTTCCTTCTCGGTGAGGGCTCCGATTTGCTTCGCGGCCTTCTGCGTCTGGGCCACCGCGTGGTCGAGCACCTTTTCATAGTCAGAACCCTCGCCCACCAGCCGCACCACGAGGCGTTCTAGTTCCGAGGCGGATGCCATTTATATCACTCCTTTGTTGGTGGCGGCCTGCTGGCCTTGGCCGAGGTAATCGCGAACCACTTTGCTTTTGATTGGGCCGCTAGTCGCTTGATGTCGGCGGGGGTGCGCATGCGTTCTTTCTCTTTGCCGGATTCAAACTTCAGAAGAAAGTGCCCCAGCTTCACCGTCTGTGGATTCTTCCGCAGCACCCGCCGCACCTCGGCGGCAATTTGGGCCATGTAGTAATCCGCCCGCTGCGGCGTGTTGAGGTCCTTCTCGAGGTACTCCTGCCACCGCACGAACTCGGTCGATGTGGTCTCTTGTTGGCACCGTTGCACGCTCATTCCCAGGCGGTCGGCCAGCCGATACCAAGCCAGCCGTTCCCCCTCTAGTCGTTTCCCCCCGAATCCTCATCGTCTTCGTCGTCCTTCTTCTCCTCGTCCTCTTCGTCGAGGGAAGATAGATCCTTCGCGGCGTCAAATAATGCGGTCACCACCTTAGCGGGCCACCCTTGGATCGTTGCCTCGGTCACGGCCTTCTTCTCGCCGCCCTCAATCTTGAAGAGGCTCTTTGCAATCAACCCCGCTTGGAGCCCGTCGAAATTCTTTACCGAGGCGTCTTTGCCCCGACCCCGCAGCCGGCCCCCAAGGTTGTTCAGATATTTGTCCCGCATGGCACCATTCAGCTCGACGAGGATGTACTCCTCGCCGTCAATAGTCACGGGGCGTTCTTCCTTCTCAATCGCGAACACTAGCGGTTCCCGTTTGGTCTCCTCGGTCATCGTGGTCTCCTTGGTTGTGGTTGTGGTTGCGGTTGCGGTTGCGGTTGCCCACTACACCGCCGCTGTGTGGGCCGGGGCGATTTCCGCACCTGCCGCATCCTGATTAGATGGAATGATTTCAATTTCCGCCGTGGGTTGTTCGCCCTCGGTGTGCTCGCCCGGCGTGAACGAGTTGAGCCATCCCCAGAATACAAGCGTGTCCCCATCCGGGAACGTGACGGTGATGGCGTTATTCACGTTCACGAGTGCCACGATCTCGGGGTACGTGGCCGGGTCGTATGCCACGGTCATCGAGGCCTCGCTTAGCGTGATGAGTGCCTTGGGGTTCCGCGTCCGCCAGGTGGCGTTGAGCATGGTGGTGGTGTCCACCTCGCCCCCTCCGTCGATGCCGGGTGGCGTTACCGTCTTCTCGTAGAAGAGCACGGTGGGGTCCGCCGCGAATGAGAGTAGGGTTTGGTGGCCGTCGTCCAAGCGAGTTGTCATGGGTTTCTCCTCTTATGGGTCTTTGGAAAAGGTGATGGTTCCGTTGAGCGTAAAGGTGTCCCGCCGACGGCCGTCTGGTTCTTGGCCCAGCGGGAGTATGTCGCTGGTCTGTGTTACGGCGGAGATTGTATAGGAATCGGCGGAAATTGCAACCTGTTCGCGAAGTATAGAGTCTAGGTGCGCAACCACCAACGCCATCCGGGCTCGCCCGGTGGGGTGGTCGGTGGCGCGCACACGCACCTGCCAGCCGGGGTGGGATATACTCTCACCGGTCCGCATGATGCGCCCGTCCCGGCGGCCCCCGGTGTCGTACACACAGATCGCATTGTCGGGGTCCTCCGGAATGTGGCCCACGAAGATCGGCCACGGGGTGCCGGGTGGTGCCAGACCCACGCCACCGGCCACGAGGCTGGCACGCAGGAGCTCGGCGGGCGAGTGGGTCATATTTTCGTCCCCTCAACGCTCTGCACGATGATCGCGGCCATGCGGTGCCTCTTCTCGCGGAGCGGTGTTTCTAGGAACTTGGCTTGTTGGTCCGGGCCACGGTTGAACCAGATCTTCTTCCCCCTCCCCTTGGCCCTGGATATTTTAGCTGCGTGCTTGGCGTTGAAGTCGGCTCCGTGTGCGGCCTCAAGATCCTCATGCACCCACAGCGCATACTCCGCACCGTAGCTCACGGTCACGGCGGTGTCGAACCCAACGCCCTCGGCACGGGTGTTCGCCGAGGCGCGGAGGTTGCCCGTCTGCACTGGTACGAGTTTCATGCTCTCCCGTTGGAGGAAGAGGCCCGCCCGGAAGAGGCCCTTGCGAAGCCCCTTGGCGTGTTCCCGCTTGCGGACTCTGAATGCCCGTTGTATTTCTTTCACACCATTCACGGTCATAACATGGCACTCCTCAAGTATTCTGTATTCTTCAGATTGGGTAATTTGGCGAACGCCCGCACCTCGCTCGCCCCGTCGTTGAGCCGGGGGTCGGCTTCGTCGGTAAGGTCGGCCCGGTCGCCCAGCCACAACCACCCGCCAACCTTCAATTCGCTGGAGTCGGGTAGGAGCGGCACATACACCACGGCCTTGGATGTTTCGGTGGTGCCGGTGGGTGTGATAAACTCTTGATTCTTATCCTCCCACCGGACCCGGTAGTTGTTGGGGCCGTCCAACACAAGCTCAACCAATGCGGCGGCGGCGGGGCGGCCAAAGCCGTCGGCAGTGGCCGGGGGCCAATAGATGGCATTTTGCCGCCGCATGGTGTTGATGATTGCCATTATGCGTTCCCTCTATCCATCACTTCGGTCCCGGCCCAAAAGCCGCCCACGGTCGGCTTGCCTTTCTTCGTGTCTTTATTGATTTTCGAGAGGCCGCCGTTGGTGTCGATCCGCATGGCAGTTTGGCCATAGTGGCTCGTGTCGAAACCTAGGTCCACCTTGGACTGATAATTAACTCCAACCGGTCCGGCCTTCTCACTCGTGGAGCGGGGGTCGCGTACGGTGTACAGGTGGGCCGCCAGCCACCGCTCAATCAGCTCGAGCCGTGTGCCGCTGTACGCCGGGTTCGGCCCGTTGACGAGCGTGCAGGCTTCGGTCACGAATTCGTTCGCGAGGTCAATGAAGGGGGCCATCGCGGCGTCGTTTGGGACGATGGAAGCGTCTACTTCGATGATTCCTAATATCAGCGTCCTGGTTGTACGCGCCACGGTAGGCTCCTTCTATTACGGGCTCGCGATCCGCATGGGTTCTACTCTTCCACGTAGCTCGCGATGAACCCGTTCACCTTCCCCTTCGTGAGGGCTTTTTCGTTGAGTGGTTCGGCACCCTCGTCGTACACGAACCAGCCCTTCTTATTCTTGAGAACGGTCAAACCGTTCTCGGTGGCGGTGGGGTGTTCGCTTGTCACATCCTCATCGCCCGAGTCCATTGGCATCTCGCCGGGGTGGACTCGTTCGAATTTGAGCGGGAACTTCTCGCACAAATCCTTGTCGTCACATTCAAAGACGCTGCCGTTGGGGATGATTACGAGCTCCTCGCCTTCGACGGCGAGGAGGGCGTGCGGGCCGCCGAGATTTTTGTAGTTGGGCATCTTTCGGTCTCCTGAAGATTACTGGGGTTGGGGGTATCACCACCCGCACCACCAGGCGGCCCGAGAGGGCACGCATGGGGCACGGGGGCCTGGTGGTCCGTTTGCTTATACGGAGCCGTGGACGATGCCGGTGGCGTTGTTGTAGTCGGCCCGCAATTGGGGCACGAGGATTGCCATGACCTTAAAGTTGAGTTCCATTCCGCCACGGGATTCCCATTGAACCGTCGTGATGTCCATTCCCACAACCATCCGGGCCACGTCCGCCGTCTGCTGCACCAGGAGCAGCGTGGTGCCCGTAAGGTAGTCGGCGGGGGTCACCGAGGTGATTCCTTGAATGGCCTCCAACCGCGAGCGGAGCGTCCACGCCTGGTTCACCGAGGTGGTGTAGTCCTCGTCCATGAACCCGTACCACGCCGGGGAGTAGTATAGTTTCCAAGGTCCATAGTAGTTGTTCGCCACGCTTTGGTTCCGCATGCCAATCACTTCCGCCACCGTTGTCGGGTGGTTGGCCGAGGTTGGTGCCGTGAGGCTTTTGGTAAGCCGGCTGGGGAAATTCTTGTATCCGTACACCACGCCGCCACCGTATGCGTAGCTCGAGGCTTCCCCAAGGAGCAACTTCTCGGCGGCCTCCGCCACCCGGCGGCCCGAGAGCTCGGCGTGAGTGGTGTCCAATGGGCTTCCTCCGTTCCGGCTCGCCAGTACTTGGCGGATCGGGAAGCTGAAGTCCTTGTGGATAATCGGCAACGGGAGGCTCTGCAAGTTGAAGAGCGGTCGGTCGGTATCGCCCTGGGCAAGCCCGTCCATGCTCGTCGTTGCTTCGTTCACGTCGCTTTGTGTTTCGTGTTCGAGGCTCAATTTCCCGAGGCCGTTGGGGATGGTGAGTTGCAACCCGGCGGATCGCAAATCGGCCACGGCATTAAGCCGGGGCTTGGCGGCCTTAATAATGGCCGTGTCCAGCATTAACCAATCGTCCTTCCGCAATGCGGCAGGTGCGTTTGTCACCATCGCGTTGAAGATGGGCTTTCCGTCTTTGTCCTTCCGGCCCGAATTCACCGTGATGTACGTCCGGTCATCGGCCCCCACGTACGGTCGCAGGGCGTTGGGGTCGCAGTTGTTTGCCATTAGGACACTTGCGACGTCCCCGTGGGCTTGTCCGTTAAGCACGAAGCTCATAATAGGTTCCTTGTCTTAGGGTTGGGGGCCGCGAGGGCCGGGTTGGTGGTCGGGTTGGTGGTTGGTGGTTGGTTTAGAGGACACGCACCTTGAGGAGTGTGTTGGCACCCAGGGCACCACCGGAATCTTCTTCTGCCTGGAATGTGTACCGTACGTCGGCCCCGGCGGCCTCAACGGCAAGTTGGCTGCCGCCGCCTTCCGGGTTGAGTACGTCCCCCACGTCAATATCTTCGCCCGATTTCACGAGCACATGGATGAGGTCGCCACGGCACGGCTCGTAATACGGCACGAGGTCACCAATGGCGTATGCCGTCTCCACGGTGCCGCCGATATTGGCGTCTTCCTTGGCGACCAGGAGGCCGCCCTTGATCGCCTCCGCCTTGGTCTTGGGTTCCGCATCCAACTTGCCGTCCGCCGCCCGGCGGCACAACCCGCCGGGGTTAAGCGCGGTGTCGGTTCGGGCTTCGCGGTGGTGCCCCATTGCACCGGGAGAGAGCACGATTGTGTTCGAAAGTGCCATAGCCTAAAATTCCTTGTCGGGTTGGTGGATTGTAAACTGTTGTCGCGGTGGGCGCTATGCGCCAACCTTCTCTTCGTCCCAACTCATGGTCGGAGCCATGAGGGGCGATTCCCCAACGTGGCCATCGGTGCCCGTGGGTGCCGCCGGGGTGGCCGCACCGTTGAACATGGGCACGGGGCCGGTGGTCCGCACCTCAACTTCGGGCCTCTTGGCAAGTGCTGCCAGCCCTTGGAGCTCCGCAATAGGCTTCGTGGCCAGGAACTCCGGGGTGAAGGGGTTGGCCTCGTTGGACGTGATGGCCGAGATGAGGGTTTGCTTTTGCACCTCGTGGGCGTTCACTCCGTTGGTGAGAACGTCCCGCATTTCCGGGGGCGCGTTGGCAATGTATTGTTCCATCGTCACGGGTGCCGCCGGTGCGTCCGTGGCCTTCTCCTTGGCCTCCTCCGCCTTCGCGGCGGCGGTCTTTGCGTCGGCCTTCTCCTTGGCATCCTTGGCGGGGTCACCGGTCGTGTTGGCCTGTGGGGCCATCTTGTCCAACACGGTTTCTTCCATGTCCATTAGGGCCTTGCGGTCGCCCTCGGCCCACTTGGTTCCGTTGTGGGCAATGAGGCCATCAACAAGTTCTTTCTTCGCCATTTCATCATCTCCTGGGTTGGGGGCGTTGTTGCCCACGAATTCGCCGGTTGCGGTGCGGTATTCGGTCACCCGAACCACCTCCTCCGGATCGCCGGAGAGCTCTACACCCGCATCGTTCGCGGCGTAAGTGAGTTTGAATAGTTTTCCGGCGGCCTCATAAACGAAGAAACCGTCGTACACGTCGGCCACCCAGGTGTCGTCGACTTTCGTCTTCTCGCGGGCGGCCTTTGCAAGGGCAGAGTAGATGTTCGAATGGCTCATGGCGTTCCCCACCATGCGGCGGAGAATGTCAAGTTGCCGAGCGAACAGTGGCTCCATGTGAAGGTCGCTTGCGTTGGCGAGTTCGTTCAGTTGGAGGAGCCCGCCGCCGTCCGCGATGGAGCACGCTCCAATCTTGTCGGGCAACAGGGCAAGGTGGTCGGGTTGGTGGTTGGTTGCGGTGGCGGTGTACGCCTTGCCGTTGTGCTCGCCGGGGCCGCCCGTTGGTTCTGTGAAGAGCCCGGTGCTGATCTCCATCATCATATTCGCTTCGAGGGCGTCTAGCACACGCCCGTCAACTACCCCGGCACGCTCTTCGTCAATCCACGCCTCGGCCCGGAGTTTTCCTTGCCACCGGGTGTTCATCACAACGCCTACCTGTTGGGCGTTGAGGATGTCGACGTCGCACGCCGAAACGCCCTGGCCATTGATCTCGGGGTGGTACACCACCACGGGTTTCATGTTCCATGAGGGCACCGCTTGGCGGCAATCCTTTTCGAGATACAGCATGGGGCCACCGGAGCCCGCATGCACCCCCTCGGTCAGCATCGCCATTGGGGCGACAATGTGTGGCCGCCCGTGGAGTTGCTCCCTACGGATGGGCGTGTTGCTTAGGTTCGACGTGATTGTTTGAATTGGCATGTTGGCTCCGGTTGGCACATGTTACGCAAAGGCCTCGGAACTTCCGAGGCCTTTGCGTAAAATTTTATTCTAATCCTGTTTGGTATGGCTGTCGAGCTCCCGCCGCATGAGGTCGATCATGGGTTTCGTGGTGGCGGCTATTTCTAGCTTCGTCGAGATTTGCTCAAGCACGTCGCACCCGTGGCGGAAGCATCGCGTGAGCGTTTGGGTCGAGAACACCGAGTTGGGGTCATAGTGCATCTGTTCCAGCCGGGCCGTCGTTGTCTCAATCCCGCCCAACCGGGTGTCCATCCCCGCCAACACGTCGGCCACCTTGGCATCCGTGGCGGCCTGGCTGGCCACCGTTTCCGATAGTAGTTCTTGCTGTCTTACGGTGGACAACACGTACCCCGTCAGGATGCCGCTCTTTTCGTTGAGCAGCCGGTGGAGAATGTAGACGGTGGCGAGTACGAAAAGCATAAGCATCCCGAGCGATACGCCGTACCGGTCGAAGATTTGAAAAACGCCGGGTCCGTCCGGTACCTGGGCAACTAGCACGTCCATGTCTGGGTTCCTTGAGGTTGCGGTTGCGGTTCCACATTAAAAAAGCCGCCGGGGTGGTGCGCCCCGGCGGCCCCTAGATGTGATCACCAGCCTTTTGGGTTGGGGTTGGGGTTGGGTCTAGCGGAGAAGCAAGGAGCCGCACCCGCCTCCGTTCACAAACACGGAGCTGGCACCAAATCCCCCGCCGCCGTGCCCGCCGAAGGATTGCACCTGCAGTCCCCCGTGCCCGAAGGAATTCTGGAGGACGATTGGTTGCGCAAACGTCGAGAAGCCTCGATTCACCACCACGGCCTGCTGGTGGAAGCCTCGGTTCGCAACCACTGCCTGCTGGTGGAAGCCTCGGTTCACCACCACGGCCTGCTGGCGGACGCCTCGGTTCACCACCACGTTGTGACCACGGTTGGCCACGACCACATTCGTTTGTCGGAGGCCAAACACCCCGGAGCGAACCCGGACAACGGCAGCGTCGCCCGCATGCGCTGTCTCAGGAATGGCGAAACACGCCACGCACATGAGGACCAGTATCGATAGTACATTCTGCATCAGTCTAATCTCCTTGAAGGGTAGTGGGGCACCGGGCTCACTTGGCACGGTTGCGGATTATCTGCTCGATCTCATTGAGGATTGCGGCCCGTTGCTCCTTGGTAGGCTGCGGCGAATAGGCGGGTGGCATCGAGCCATTGCTTACCCGGCTTGTTATTTTGAACCACTCCGATCTCATCACCCGCGCGACGGGCTCACTGTCGCCGAGGTAGAACCCGGCGCTCGGCGACTCGTTACCCGTGCCGTGGCACGCCGCGCAGAACTGCTGGAGCATGGGGTACGTTCCGGAAGTTTGGAGGCTGCCCGTGGTGGCGTCCTGTGCGGTGGCGGTGGCCGCCCGTGTCGGGTCCAATTGGGTCACCGTTACCTGGCCGTGGTCGTCCCTGCTAATCACCACCCCCAAGGCCTTACCCGACGTGGCCGTGTGCGTGCCAAGCCCCGCCGCCGTAAGCACCATCTGAGCGGCCTGCCCGGCGGCCAGGCGTTCCACCGCCGGGGCTTGCAGGCTTACCACCCGCTCCACCAAGGACGCCGTTCGTTCTGATCGAAGCGAAGCCGCTGCGTCTGCAGCCTTGTGGAGTTGGAGCTCCTGGCTGAAGTAGGAATTGGGGTCGAAGAAGGGGAGGGCCGCCGCCTGGTATCCGGTGCTCCGGAAGGTGGAGGCACCCTGCGCAACCAGTGGGGCCGGGTTGTTATTTTGGACCACATACACATCCGGGCTCTGGATGATCTCGCGAGTGACTATCTGCTGCACCACCGGGGCGTGATGTGCTGCCTGAAATACCTGGGCGTGGCACACCTGCCGATTCGAGCAGAATGGGGCCGTGGCCAAGGCGGGCACTGTGCCCGCCTGCATAACGACGGCGAGGAGGGCCAGGTGTGTTCCGTTTCGCATTACTCTTCTCATGTTAGTCTCCGGGGGCCAGGGTGGGGCGTGTGGCCACGGCACGCCGGGCCATCTCGCCATAGATTGCTTCCATGTCATCACGTTTGATCTCGGCCCCGTTTCGCAGAAGGGATATTAGCACGTCTTCTTGAGCTCCTGCAACCGGCACGGGCACAAGCTTTCGCAATACGGACTTCGGCTCGGAGGCACCTACGTCCACGCCAAGTTCGAGGGCCACCCGTGCGGGGTCGAGGCGGCGATACCGATACCCGTGGTAGATCTCCTTGATCTTGAGCCCAAGGCGGGCCACCACGCTCGGCCCCTCGGCTTGTATCTCGTAGTCGGTCACCCGTGCCACGGCCCTGGCGTAGTCCCGCCGCGCCCGGCCCAACACGCCGTCCGGTTCATCAATTCGCTCGCCATACCGCCCGGACACGAGGTCCACTATTGCGTCCCGTGCGAGGGTCACCTTGGTTCCGGTGCGGTCGGTGTAGGTGAAGTCCTCGCCGAAGAAGTCCACGTCCGCACCAAGCAGAAGCTCCATGTCATTCTTCGCCGTGTTGTATCCGTCATTCGGGGAGTGGCACATGATACAACTCATGCCCATCTCAAGCTCCTTGGTGTGGCCGTCCGGCTTGGTGCTATCGGCCACCACGTCCGGCGGTGCCACCCGTTGGAACTCGCCCGCGTTGTTGGTGAGGAGATACTCAAGCAACCCGTTGGCGAGCGGAACAAACACCTCGCTCGCGTCGGCGTGTGCGTCATACTCGACTAGGTTGCGGATGAATTGCTCGTCCGGGCGGGTGCGGGCGTCCTTGGGGTCGTAGGTGACCACCATTGGCTGCCGTGCGGCGATGCCGTAGACGGCAAGCACCACCCGGTTCTTCCCGGTCACCTCGGATATCAACATCAACGCCCCCTTCTCGCCGCCTATTTTAACGCTCTGTTCGAGGAAGAACCCCCGCCGCTTGAGGTGGGCTTGGAGCGGCGTGATTGTGCCTGCGGCGGCGAAGTTGATTTGCCGGAACTCGGGATACCGGCCACGGGCCGAGGTCAGCAATTGTTCGAGGAGCCAGTCGGCCCGGTAGATGGCCCCCGTGCTTCCGGTCATGGTGGTGACTAGCACGTCCACCCGCTGGTCCTTCTCGGGGTTGGTGGCGTGCCGGGCGATGGCCGCCTGCAGGTGCGGTGCGAGGAGGACCACGGCACCGGCGGCCTTGGTCTTCCCGGTGCCGCCGCACTTGTTGCACGCCGCCACGAACTGGCTGTTGTCTCGGGTGTAGACGAGCTTCCCTCCCCCCTTGCACACCGCGCATCCCACGTCCTGGGTGTTCACTTCTGGGACATGGAAATAGGGGTCCCGGATGGCGAGCGTGTCCCACACGCCCATGAGCTTGGTCAGTTCCTTGCCCGTGGCATATTTGCCCAGGTCATAGGCGAGTAGGAACCCGCCCGCATGTACGTCGGCCCGGTGCGTCGCGCGTGCCTGGCTGCACGCCGTATTCACGGCGTAGTCCATGACCCCAATCCATTCCTCGTCGCCCCACGGCGGCACATAGACGAACCGGATGTATGGACGGCGTTCGGCGGGATACTTGAGGAGGGCGTCAAACGCCCATCCCACCGAGTCGATCTCCGTATGGAGTACTCTGAGTTCCCCCGGTGGCGCGACCGCCACCGGGACGTCCTGGGCAACGGCACGGGGTGCCACCACCACCACCACGGCCAGCGAGGCCATTACGAAGCACCATCGCATCGCGGTCTCCTTTGCGATGATTATTCGAGTCCCTTGGCCAACGCCTGGATCACGGTGTCCAGGTCGGCTGGGGTGCGGATTACATTTCCCTCGATGAGGGCGTCCAGGTCGTCGTTAAGCGGTTTCCGAAACTTCCCAAGCCAGTCCACATATCGGGAGAGGCCCGTACGACCCCGAAGGGCCGCCTCGGTTGCGGCTGCGGTTGCGGCCCCCGCACCATTGATGTCGGGGCTCCCCCGGATCTTCCCACTCGCCGCTTTCCACTGTGCCACAAGGGCCGTCGTGGTGGCCGGGTCGCCGAGGCCGAAGGCGATATCGCCGTACCGTGCGGCAATGGCACCGGCGGCACGGTCTAGGTCCGTGCCTGGCGTGCCTGGCGTGCCGCCTGGCGGCACCTCGGGGTCCGGGGGCGTGGTTATGCCGCCCACGGCCACAACGTGCGACACGGCGTCCAGGGCGTCCCCGTCTTCGCCCACGAGCCAAAAGGTGTATCGGCCCGGCTTGGAGGCGGAGAAGGCGAACGTCTTCTCGGTGCCGCATTGGAGGGCGTCGAACCCGTACCCGGCCCGGTCGTACACCCAGCGGAACTTGGTTGTGGGGGTGGTGCCCCGGAGCACGACTAGGTCACCGGGCCTGGCCGTGTCGCGGCCCGCGATGGCAACCAGGCCCGCCCGTGCGGTGGTCCTGGGGTCGGCTTCGGCTTCGGGGGTGAGGTCACCGGGCCAGAACCACCCGTCAACCTCCAATTCTCCGTCGTCGTCCTGGGCGGCAACGTTGCCGCACAACACCACGACGGCAAATAGGCTTAGCATCCACTTCATATCTGGTCTCCCTTACACGAATTTGAGGTCCTCGTTATTCAGAGCCGTCACGATGTCGGTATACCGTGGCACACCCGCACCGAAGCGGTCGTCCCTGCCGGGGGCACCGGCGTCGTCGCAATTGGCGGAGATGAAGTCCCGCCACCATGTTACCCCCTTCGGCCACGTACCGCCTTCCCGGAGGATAAGCTCCAGTACAAGGGCCGCCAACGCGGCGGCAAATGGGGTGGCCATGCTGCTTCCGCTCATCATGACCATGCTTCCGCCCCGGTGCGAGCAGCTTACGATATTTTCTCCGGGAGCGGCGAGGTCCATCTCACGCCCGCCCGAGCTAGAGGTGGCTATCTGACCATCCTCCCGATACGACCCGATGCACATGGTGCCGGGGAACCTCCCCGGCCAGCCAATGGTGTTCCGGCCTCGGAAGCCATCGTTTCCCGCCGCCGCAAAAACAACCACGCCGTTATCGTTCGCATGCGCCACGGCTTCTTCCGTCGCCCGGTCGGGTTGTGGCCCGCCCAACGAGGCGGTGATGATATTGGCCCCCTCGTCTACGAGCCACCGGATGGCCTTGGCGATGCCGTCGCTTGGCCCGTTTCCGTTTCGGTCGAGGGCTTTGGCCACCATGAGGTCCGCTGCAAATGCGGGGGAAATTGATGGGTGCCGCCCGCAACAGGTTCCGATTGTGTGGCTTCCGTGCCCGTTGCCATCTGTCGCATCGCGTTCGCTTCGGATAAACGAGCGGGCGGCGACGGGCCGGGGGATGAACGGGTGCCGGGGGTTGTACCCCGTGTCCACGTTGCCGATGACGATACCTTTGCCGGTGGCCCTCGCGTTGATTTTCGCCCACACGCCACGGGGGAGGTGCCAGTACTCGTCAGCCTTAGGGGTTGCTCCCTGCACCTCCAAATCCGAGGGCAACCCCATCATGTCGGCCTCTCCGTCGTCTTTGGCCTTCTCTACCGCTTGTTCTTTGCCGTCGTCTTTGGCCTTCTCTACCGCTTGTTCTTTGCGCCTGCTATCCGGCTTCGTTCCTTGGTCGCCCTCCTCGGCCTTGCGGGCCTTGCGGGGGTTCTTGCTGCGCCTGCTATCCGGGCCTTGTTCTTTTTCACTAGGCTTCTGCTTCTTCGCCATTGCGATTCTCCTGGGGCCGACATGTGCGTGGTGAATCCCCGGAGGCGGTGGGGTATGTCGGCCACCCCACTGCCTCCGGGTTGCGCCCGAGGGGCTAGATGCTGACGTTGGAGTTGCCGTCCGCAACAAAGCGGTCGAAGAGGGCTTTGATGCCGGGGCGAATAAAGCCCTTGAGCATATCGTCCACAAAGGTCTCGGCAACCGGGCCAACAAGGGCAATGTCGAAGGGCCGCACATGCGTTTCGAAAAGCTCCTCCGCATATCCAACCACGGTTTCGAAGTCGGCCTGGGTAACCCGGCCATCCTTAAGCACCTCGGTGATAACGTCCATGAGGCTACGGAAGTCGATGAACTTTATTTCGGCTCCCTGCAGTGCCCCGATCCGTGCTGCGATGGTGTTCTTGACGTCAAATGGCATCGTCTGGTCTCCGGTTGGTGGTGGGTTGCGTGGCCGCATGCGGTGCGGCCATGTGCGGGGTGAGTGTATACGGGCCGGGCCGGGCGGGCAAGCCTCCGCCCAAGGGGCCGTCATGCCCCGTGGCGGCTCATGGTGTCTTCTTCCGAGGGCCGGGTGGCACCCAGCCCTCCGGGGGAGGATGCCATGTTGGCCATCATCCCCATGTCATGAAGATCCCGGCCACGCATCTCTTGGATGGCAAGGGTCATGTCGGTTGGGTCTGCATCGCGGATGTGGTCGAGCGTAGCTTGGGCGAGTTGGAAGGATTCTTTGCGTGTGATCCGCACGCCCTGGGCGGCGGCCTCCTGGCGTGCGGCCCGTGCCACCCGCCCGAAGAACCTCCGGCTGTACCGCCCGTCGCCGTGGTGGTTCCCCTGTACCGTGGCCTTGGCGTCCGCCCCGTCGGCGGTCTGGTCGCAATCGAGGAGGTTGGCGAGGAGGTTTCCGACTAGGTCCAGGAGGATGGGGCCAAACATTGCGACGAGGCTGGGAAGCAGAGCCACGATGATTGAGGAGGCCTGGGAGCGTGTACGTGCCTGTGCGTGGGACATGGGTGGTCTTTATGTTAGGGTGGCGGTGCCGACATTGGCGTGGCCCTTCACCTTACACGCCGCACCCGCTTCGGTCAAGCCTTAGCGTCCTCATACTCAATCTCGTGCCCGCCCTCCCCGAGGGTAAGAAGCTCCTCAAACGGTATGCCGCCGAAGGATTGGCCCTCCCCTACCTCGTCCCGCAGGTCGCCCACCTCGCCGGTGTGCGGGTCTACGGCACGGCCACGGATCTCAATGTAGTCGTCGAGGAAGCGTAGGTGGATTGTCATGCGTTGTTTCATAGGATCTCTTTCACCGCTTTTTCAAGCTCTTTGAGGGTGTTGGGGAAGTGCTTATGGATATATCCTGAGGCGGCACCCAACCCGTCGCCGCCCGCATGTATAGGGTCGACCAGTATTGCAAATCCTTCGGCAATCATTTCGCTGGCCCCGGCGTCCCCCTTCAGGAGGTAATAGCTCAGCTCGCTCTCTACCCGGCGGCGTTCCGGCCCCGGTAGTTTCTTCAATGCCGCCCGCTCTGCCTCGTATGCCTTGCGAAACGGTGGGTGGTCCTGGAGCATGGTGCCCGTGTGGTGCTGGTACGAGGCGTCCACGGCGTGTCCGTATTCGTGGTTCAACGCCCCGCTCACCCGGTTGGAGTCAACGTACTCGCCGCCGTGCCGCGAGAGCCGTTGTTGGCCCACGTAGATCTTCCGGGCGGAGGGGGAGTGCAACCCTTCCGCCATGTCCCACGTGCTACCCTCCGGCCAACCACGGAGCGACGTGCCCTCGAGGTGTGGGAATTCGATGAGGGTGCGATACCCGGCAATGAGCGTCTCGCCCGCCTCCACTTCAACGGCGTTCCGGATGCCGGGGTACCTCTTTTCGATGTTGCCAATGGCCGTGACCACCTCGTTGCGAAACTTCTCACTCGTCTTCTCCCGGTGTTGCACCACGGCGGAGCCCTCGCGGCTCTTCCGCTTCTCGCCCGGCGGCGGTATGCGTTTGTCGGTGCCGAACTTGGTGGCCTTCTTCGCGAACCCCCGCCGCTGCACGTCCGTGTCTAGTATGCGGCCCAATTGGTCCTTGGGTGTTTTGAGGGCGAGTATTTTATTCCGTTCGTCTGCGAGTAGGTCGCCCAGGCCGTTGGGCAACCCACGGGCCTTGAGGATGCGGTCGAGGGCGTCCGGGGTGAGGCCTTCTTTGGTGAAGTCACGGACCTGGATGCTCACGCCGTTGAGGCGTTGGCCAATCACGTCGGCGGCGTCACCGTGGGCCAGTAGTTTCCACTTGTAGATATCCTTCTTTGGGCCGATCTTCTGGAGCGC